TCCAGTCGTAAATCCAATCGGCGTGTGCGTACATGGCGAGCTGGACTGCGATTGAACCGAATGAGTAAGACAGGTCTGTTCCGGTCTTTAGGTCGAAGATGCAAATCTTGCCGTCACGGGTTGTGACGATTCGGTCTGCTGTACCAGCGTATTCATACTCGTCGTTAATGAGTAGGACTTCAATCCATTCTTTCTTCATACCGAAGTCCCACGCTGCGATTGATGCAACATAAGTTTCAATATCAGCCTGCAATCCTTGAAGGATTTGTGGCTTCATACCAAGGTCTAACTGCTGGGTGATTGAGTGAAGTGCTGTACCAAGATTGGCTCGTGAATATGCACCCGCTGCTTCAATAGCATCGTTAGCAATCTTGTTGAGTTTGCTTCGATCATCCAACGATGTTGATGCTTGAGCAAGCAGATCGGCTCGTTGCACGATGCCGGTGATTGCCATCCGTGTTTTCCAATCGGCAAGTGACGATGAATCATCCAACACTTTTGCGATTGTTGTAACTCGTGTATAGCCACGTTCTTTGCCTGACGCTGGATCGCTAATTTTGTAGCGACCCCAACGGTCTTTTGGTGCTTCAGCTAACAAACTAAATTCGTCTGATGTAGTCATTTTCGCAGGCCTCCTGAGCTTGGGAATTATGGGTGTGAATTGACAGTAGCAGGTTGATTTGCTTTGTCAAGCATTACTTCTACGGGATGGGTGTAACAGGGTTTTGGGTTGGTCGGTCAAGCATAAACATCAGTTCACCCCACACCTTGGCTGGCATCACCGCATACCAGTCATCCACATTGGTTGACCCTCTGCGCTTGATAATGACCGTACCTGTCCACGCTTTAGCGTTCTCCATCTCAACTTCAAGCTCACGCAAATAGCCTGGAATGTCAATCTTCTTTTCCGCTTTAACTTCGATGCAGACTCCAGGCATTCCGTCTATGTCGCCTCTGTCGTCTGTCCATCCGGCACGACTGCGTTCAGCGTGAATCCAGCCAAGTTTGCGCAACCACTTAGCCACCGCTAACTCTGCTGCGGAACCTTTACGCTTCTGCGGTGATGTCACTTGTGCGCCTCCTAGACCGTTTCAACCTTTGACGCTCCATCGTAGTCGTACCACCCCAGATGCCTACCTCGTCGTTGTCTAACGCAAACTTGAGACAGATTCGACGCACGTTGCAGCCAGCGCAAAACAGTTTCGCATCAGCGATTGCGTGTGGTGAACCTTCGTTGAAGAACAGTTCGGTCTCGCCTTTGCATCGTGCTTTTTCTTGCCAGTCTGGGCGTTGTGGTCTGAACGTGTTGTCACCGTCTGACCACATATCAACTACATGACCGCTACTCATTTGGCGGTTGGATGGTTGTTGCGTGAACGAGTTTCCATCCGTTCCCAATAGCGTTGCTGTGCTTCGATGCGCAGTTGTCGTTGATGCTCACGAATGTTGAGAATGTGAACATAGATGATTGCTGCGAAGTTGAGTGCGATGAATAGTTTCCATTCGAGCGGGGTTGCTGGTTGTGCATCCGGTAGGTCTTCTGCTGTTGGCATAAGCCAGAATCCCCACAAGATTCCCATTCCGATAACTGTTCCGATTTGCTTTTGTCTGTTTGTCATGATGCCCTCCTTTGGGTCATTCATGACATTAGAGCAAGGCTGGAGCGATGTGGTGGATGGTTAGAGACTCCAATGGCGTAGTCCGCCATTGTCGTAAAGATACTTCGCTACGGATAGGTTGCAGTCGACGTTGAATAGGCCTGTGATGTCGGTGCCACAGATGTTGCGGGTGACGGTCTTCCAGCTGGAGTTGACCTGAACGAGTCCGAGGTCTTGTGAGCCGTTCCTGTTGAGTGTGGTGTTGTGTGCTTTGATTCGGCATCGGGACTCACGCCAAGCGATATAGGAGAACGCTTTAACTGGCAGGCCGTGTTCACGGAACTTGGGTTCCCATTGAGGGCAACGCTTGGACTTGTCGTTCGGTACACCTTCTGGAAGGATTTCAACGACGTTAGGCATCGGCTGACGCAAGAGATGCTGATGCTGGGTTTGGGTGGCTGGGAGGTTTTGGGTGGGGTTTGGTTGGGCTGCGAAGGCGGTGCCTGCGAAGATGGTGGATAGGGCTATGAGTGTTGCGGTGAGTATTCGCAAGTTGGTTCCTTCCGGTTGTCCGATATATAACGCACACCCAAGGAGGGGGAGGTGTGCGGGATGTTCAAGCCCAATGAAGGCGGGCGAACGATCCGAGGTTTAGTCTACTTGCTTGGTGCTAAGCCTGGGATGTTTTTGGTCATGACTTTCATGTCTTGAACCATAGCAACGGGGATACATAAAACCCCGTCAACGTCGTCTGCGTCAGTCTTTGATTGGAATATCGTGATGTGGTCTTCTTTGCCACCATCGCTGGTAGGGAGCAGGAATCCACAGCTGACAACCTCGCAGGGGTCGGTGCCGATGTCGTCTATTGGTGTCCAAGTGTCGGTTGCAGAATGAGCGTCATGCCATCTCACCACAACCATCGTGCGCATTTCATCGTGCGACATAATCCCGTCCTCTCCACCTAGCCCAACCGTCACGAATAGGAATCATCTCAAGGTTGAACTCCCCGTCACCAGGCACATACTCAACCACACTCAAACCCTGTTGCCAGTCTTCCGCTCGATATAACGGGCGACCATCCAAGTCATGCCCTCCACGAGTTGAAGGGACAGCACCATCAATGCGAGCCAAACAACCAGGAGATGCAGCCAAGATAGTTCTAGCCCCATCATGGTCATCCCTAGTCCGCTCAGCCCATTCGCGCCGGTGGATGTGACCGTAGATGACTGAGGTTTTTACTGTTGCAAGATACTTGTGGGCGGTGCTTCCACCGGAGGCAACCTTGTCACCATGAATGACATGGAGTCGCTGGTTGATCCAATGCGCACCTGTCGGGTATCCAGGCAGATATTCCACGTCATAGTCGTCAAGGTTGCACAGATACGGTACCGACATCACAGGCCACTCTTCAGGGCGTAACCCTCGACGCAATCCGAACGCTGCACCAGCACCGTCAAGGATGAAGTTGCCGAGCCGTTCCTCATGGTTGCCTGCGATCCAAACGATTCGAGCGTCTGGGGCTAGTTTGCGGAGTTGTGCGCAGAGCTGGCTGGCACGGTCTATTGCTGCTTGGGTGGTGCGGGCGAACGCTGGGGTGTACCGGTATTTGCCAAACTCACAGAGGTCTAGGTTGTCTCCGACTAAAACGATTTGGTCGGGCTTGGATGCTTTGACGATTTGTAGTGCAACGTCTAAGGCTTGCTCGTCGTGGATGGGTTCGAGTGTGTTGTCGTGTGACCTGAAGTATCCGAGTTGCATGTCGGGGAGAACGACTGCAACTGCATAGTCTCTTTGCGGTGTCTTCGTTGCCTTCGTTGCAGGGAGCGCATACTTCTTGCCTTGTTGTACAACAGGCCACGAAGGATAATACGACTGCCGTATTTCATTGAGTAATGACATTGGCAGCCCTGTATCGTGTGATGACTGACGGAGATAGTTTTATTTGTCGGGCTTGCAACGCTTTAATGATTTGAGTTGGACGAATCGTCGGGTCGTTCAACGCATCAATAAGGTCTCGTCCATCGGCTTCGCCGAGTTTGGCAAGAATAAAATCTATGCTTCCGCTGTTACCAACGGCCTGACCTTTAATTTCGTTTAGAAACTTCCCCACCTGTAGCCTCCTTGAGATGCCAGTCGATATGCGAATCTAACTTACTATCAATTCGCTCCACTTTTCCACCGACTGACCGCAGGATTTCCATGACGCTTGCATGGTCGTTCGTGTTTTCTTTCCGTACCTTCAGCAGAATCGTAGTAATGATTCCACCAACTGCGGTGACCAACGCTGCGAGAACAACCTCCACGTCACGCCTGCGCCTTCTCAGCCAACCAAGCCTTCACCCGTTCCGGTGTCTTGCTGCCTGCCACAAACCTCAGATGCCAGGGTTCCTGCGGAACAACCTCCCACGAAAACCCGAACGACACAGCATTCTTCTTCAACCACTCAAGCCGTTTACCGTTGGCGTTCGCAATATCAATGGCGATCCCGAGGTTATGCTTCGATTGACCAGGTGTCGCCAAGGGAGCCATGCCCTTCTTGAGGTACCACGCTTGGCCTTTGTAGACCTTCGGCTTCACACCCTTCACAGGCTCTAGCTGATGGCGTTGATAGAAACCGTACTCTTGAGTCTCCAAACTGCGATATGTATCGGCACGGCTGGACGGAGACAAGTCAATTCCTTCAGCGTTCGCAGCAGCGTCCATCGCCTCATACGCATCCGCTGCGCATTGGTGCAACTTGCCTTTGCCTTCAATCTCTCGAAGCAGTTTTGCTGGCAACTTGCCAGGAACAGCGTTCTTCAAACATGAGCAAAGAACAACAGGAATGATCGGAAGGTCAGAGACCTTCTTCTTGGCTGATGCCATTACTTAGCCTTGCCGAACGCTTCAGCGATTTCCTCTTTGGTGAGAACACCATCGGATGACCATGCGCGAAGCAACGCTTCGGTGACTTTGGCTGCTGCAACGATGCCTGCGATTGCTGCTGCTTTCCAAAGTTCCACGTCGAGGACTGCACCACCGGCAACAGCAGCCAAAGCTGATGAGCCGAATACTGCAACGATACGAAGGATGAGGGTCTTGAGGGTTTCCATTAGTTGTTGTCCTTATTGGTGTATGCGCCGATGAAGTGCAGAACGAGAGCTGCTGCTGTGAGCCAGATCACGATCTGTTGCAACTTGCCAGACAACGTGAGGATCGTGGTGACTGATGCTGCGATTGTCCATATCAACGCATGGAACTCACCCCAAAACTTCATCACCGAATCCTTCTTGCTGGTGCAGGGGCTAACGTCAAGAATACAGCACCAACAGCAATCAGCGCACGACGGGTGCTAACCGGCACCGTTGAGTTCAACGGAACATAAGTGTCAGCGAAACCTTGGAAGATATTGAGTGTTGATTCGAATGCTTCACGCACCTCTTCAGGTGCTTCTTGTACCGCAGCAACTACCGCTTCGGCTTCGTCGGGGCTGAGTTCGGTTGGGGCGATTTCGTTGAAGAGCTGTTCGGCTTGGGAGGTGGTGATGTTTTCTAGTACGGCTGGGCTGGTGATGAGCAGGGTTGCTTGGCTGGTGTCTAAGTCTTTGCTGAGGACTGAATCTACGATGGCTTCTATGGCCTCTGTGGACGCTTCTGAGAGGGCTTCTAGGGTGTTCAGCAGTTCTGTTTGGGTGAGCGGTTCAGGCTCGTCTGTGGGGGCTTGTAGCGTTGTGGTCACATCAGGTTGAGTTGTGGTCACAGGAGGGGCAGTCGATGTTGTCGTTGGTGGATTTGTTGAAGTTGTTGTGGTTGTTTCTAACGGAGGCGGGAGCGTTGTGGTGGGGACTGGTTCTGGTTCCGTTGTGGTGGTTGTCGTTGTTGTTTCGGGAACAGTAGAGGTCGTTACCGGTGGCACATAAACCGTCGTTGTTGTTGTTGGTTGTACAGTCGTTGAAGTACTTGTCGTCGTCGAGCTAGTTGAGGTATCCGTTGAAACTGTTTCTTGGAGCGTTGTTGTTGTTTGTGGTGGTTCCGTTGTGGTTGTTGGGACTGTTGTTTGAGGAAGACTCGAAGTCGTAGTAGTTGTTTCTTGAGCTGTCGTAGTAGTCGGGTTGGTGACAGGGACAGTCGTTGACGGGACAGTAGAAGTACTGCTCGTCGTCGTTGTTGTGGATGAGGTTGTAGATACCCATTCCCCCAAGCCTAATGTCAGACCTGTAATAGTGAGTACACCTGGTTGGCAGCATGAATCAGTCGAGTACTGCTGGAACGCGAAGACATCCCCAGGCTCAACCTCAACCAGTCCTGACCCTGTTGCGTTGTTCTCATTCGTCAGCTGTGTCACAACCCCATTGAGAATGATTTGTGGCGGGTCATACCAAGCCCCATCGTTCGTCTGATACGCCCATTGAAAACCTAGTTCGTCTGTCTCCTCTGGGATGATGGCCTCAAGTTTCACCCAATGAGACTGACCAGCACACGTACCACCATCAGCACCAACAAGCCTGAACCCACCCTCAACCGGCTCAACCGTCCCACCCTGCTCAGCAAGACAAGACTTTGAGAACTCCCAAACACCAAACCCGTCAGCCTCAGCCGACGATGAAGTAACTAGGAAACCAAGTAGCGCAGGGACAAAGACTAGGGAGTGGGAAGCTCGACCCAAACTTGATTTGCTTCGTCCCACAGATAATCTTTCCCATCCGCAGGGCGTTCAACTGGTGCTTGCCAATCATAGTTCTCATCAAGCGACCAAGAAGTGAACGGTTGAGGCGCAATAAAAAGATCAGCATCCGTTGAGTATGTGAAACCTATGCCAGCAAACTGCTTGCGAATCCGATTGTTGTATGAGGTGCGAACACATCGTTGACCTCGATAGTTACCGTACCATTCTTCAGGGATTAAACCATCAATCAATTCTGATTCGTCTTTACCTGTGATTACTTCTGTCACAATGTTGTTGTCATCTAAAAAAGCGTAATGAGCCATTAGACCGTCACCGTTCCTGTCCCTGCGGTAAAAGTATAAACACGGAAACCTGATCGACTAACAGTTGAAACTGAAAAAGTTAATCCACCACCAATGGAAGTCAATGCAGGGGATGAATCAGGGTAAGCAATAATCACAACACCTGAACCACCGTTTCTTGGAGCGTTAGCACTGTTGTCCGCACCACCACCACCGCCACCAGTGTTCTCTGTACCTGGTGTACCTCCTGGTACCGCTGCACCGAGTCCAGTTCCACCACCACCAGCACCACCAGTACCACCATTCTGACTTCCTGCTACACGAGAACCACCACCGCCACCACCACCACGAGTAACGCTTGAACCAGTAATTGATGATGCCAAACCGTCACCACCATTACCACCTGATGTGTCACCACTCGTTTTACTTGCACCTACCGCACTAGCACCGCCACCACCAGCACCACCGGTACCAAATGCTCCACCGCCTGCTGTATTACCACCAGCGAAACCTTGACCGGCTGGTGAAGCAGCACCACCAGTTTGTGCGGTGATACCACCAGCACCACCACCCGAACCGCCAGAAGTACCGTTAGCACTACCGATACCACCAACACCACCACCAGTAGATGTGATATTGGAAAGTATTGAGTTACTCCCATTCGTACCATTTGAAACTGTGCCAGCTGAACCACCAGCACCAACAGTTACCGTGAATGAAGGAGGCAAAGTAAATGATGTTGCAGTTAAATAACCACCAGCACCACCACCACCGGCAACACCGTTTGCAGTAAATCCACCACCAGCCCCACCACCAGCGATGACTAGGTATTCAGCAACAATGTCACCTGCACTAGCAACACTCAAAATTTGCATGGCGTTATGCGCTTACGTTGCCGACCATAATCCAAGCGTCGGTATCCCACTTGAGTACGGTACAAACAGCGTATTGAGTTGACAGTTTTAGTTTCCCACCAGCAGATCGAATCACAGCGGTACCACCAGCAACGAAGGTTGCGGTACCGGTAGACAAGTTAAGGAAGTTGATCTGGTCACCAATGGCGAACGCTACGGAAGCATTCGCTGGGATAGTGATGGTTTGAGCTGATGCATTGTTCAAAGTAACGAGTTTGCCTACATCGGCTGTACCGACGTTGTATGCCGTTCCTGTTTGTCCGTTAATTGAAACAAGGCTATTCGCCAAGATATTCATGTTATTTGCGGTGAGGGTATCACCAGGTAAGAATGATGGTCTAACTGCCATAGTGTCTCCTATGTTAGTGCAAAACTAGCGTCGTCTAGTTCGCTGGTGTCAAGTATAAACGGCAACACCAACTGCACCTGACCCAACCCTAAAAACACCTCATGACGTGACGGGGCGATCTGATGACGAATGGACTCAACCACCACGTTCTGTCGAACCACCGAAGGCGTACCAACAGCGAACCGTTTCTCCACCGCCAAAATATCGCCAATCTCCAAAGAGGCCATCAACTCCTGCTGAGCCGAAGACAACCCGTTCAACAACACACTTGTCTCATTGAACACCACCTCTGGCTCACCATACCTGTCAAGCAAAGCGACAGCCAAAGCCGAACCCGCAGCATCATTCACCAACGGCAAATTATTCAACGCAAAGTTCTTAATCCCATACTCGGCCTGCGAAGCCGTACCATTCACCACACTTAACACACTCGAACCCTGCACCTGAACCGAAACACGGTTCAACACAGTCTCAGCCCCATACAAATTATTTAACGAACGAATCGGAATATCAGTCGCAGCAGTCCCACCCAACACCGCCACAGCCGTCCCAAACGAAACCTGCACACGAGGATCAAACACCAGCATCCCATCACGCGACGCATAGAACCGACCATTCTCAGAAACCTGCAAAGCCTGCAAAGCCTCCAACACGTTCGCATTATCCTCATACGCAACCGTCCCAACCGTCGCCAACCCAGCGTTAATCTCACGCAACGCAGTCGACCACGACACCTCATTCCTTGACAAGATTGTGTCAACCCGCTCAGACGTGAGCTGCTGCGAAGGATTGAATCCGACAAGGTTGGTCTGGGCTAACTGTGCCAAAGCGTCAACAGCGAGAATCTGTGCTGACGATAACTGTGGCTCATCGTATTCAATGTTCAAGTCATAGATGTACCCCTTAAACATCGCAGCCGTTCCAGCCGAACCACCATAAACCTCAATCTCTCGACGTGGAGCAACACCCAAATCCCCCTGATACCAAGGTGAGTCTGTGTTCAACGGGTCGAATGACCTTCCAGATGCACGGTCATCAGCAAGGATGGCAAGCGTTCCGGTATTGAATGTGTCTAGCTGATTGGTGCGTCCACGATTGATCGTGATGTTCTGAACATACTCAGTAATATCTACGAACTCTGTCGAACCTTCAAGGGTGTCCTCACCGTCAAGAACGCTGGAGTCCAGTTTGAAGATGTTGGCCTTAAACCCGACATCCAAATTGACCTTCAGGGTTTCCCCCCACACCGCTTGCCTAGACATTAGAAGATAGAACCGATAGAACCAAACGAGAACTGTCCACCTGTGAAGTTCAAGTATTCCTTCAAATACTGCTCAATCTCCTGACCTACCTCAATCCCACTCGCACCCAAACCAGCGTTGACCTCGATATTCACATTCGGCATACCGAACTGTCCACCAGGTTGATACACACCGCTCGTCGCTAAAGTTTCTGCGCCAGTAGTTATAGCCATCGGGTTAGGCATACCACCCAAAACCTTCGGATACTTCTTAATCAATTCAGCAGTCTTCTCCAACGCCTCATTCAAACGCTCCTGAGCTTCAGCCTCACGATCCTTCGCATCAGCAAGTTTCTCCTGTGCATCAGCCTGACGTTTCTGAGCCTCAGTTAACGCATCAGAAAACTTCGTATAGAACGCCGAACCAATAATTGCCCCACCAACCAACTCATTCAGATATGACTGCGATTCAATCAAACCATCAGTCGCTTCCTTCTGCTCATCAACAGCATCCTTCGTAGACAACTTCGCTTCAGCCAACGCAATCTCTGCCTCACGAATAACCTGCGGAGTAGATTCAGGATCAGCACGAACCTCAGCCAAAGCCTTCTCAGCATCAGCAATAGCAAACAACGATTCCTCGACACGATACCCAGCCCGCTCAACCCCACGCTGAGCCTGATCCAATTCCTTCTGCGCTTTAATCGCTTCCGGTGAACCAGCACCAAACCCAGACACAGCCTTATCCAAAGCAGCCTGAGCTGCGATGACATCACTATTGGCCTTAGTCAAATCGTCCTGAGCAGACTTCGTATCCTTTTGAGCCTTCGAGAACCCCTTCTGTGCTGAAGTGCTTTTCTTCAAAGCGTCCGTGTACATTTCTAGTTTTTCTTTAGCGGTCTTCATCGTCTTAGAAGCACCACCAGTAGCAGTATCAGTCTTCTTAGTCTCTTCTTTGAAATCGTTCATCACGTCAGAACCAACTTTCAAAGTGCCATTAACGTCATCAAATCTTTCGTTAACAGTTTGAAGTTGCGCACCAGTCAAACCAACCTGAGTACCAAGTTTCTTAGTATCCAAAGTAATCTTGGGGATATTAGGAATCAAAGGAATCTTGTTAAACACATCGATAAGAGTGTTGACTACAGATACCGCAACATTGGCTAACGCTGTTTTCATTTCACCAAACTTGCCAACAAAACCCTTGACTGTATTGACTGCGATGTTGGCGATACCTTTAACGAAGCCAACAAAGATGTCAGGTATCGCAGCAACCAAAGCCACCACAGCCCCACCAAGACCAGCGATAAGTTGTCCACCGATAGTCAAAGTCCACTTAATTAAGGAACCACCAAGTTTTGCACCCATAGCCAGAATCGCTGGGATGCCTTCAGACAATACCCATCCACCAATAGTGACAAGCATATTGACCAGTTGTGCTGGTAGTTGACGTGCAGCTTTACCAACGAAACTGGCAAGCGTGTCACCAAGTTTCTGTACAGCATCCAACAACATTGGCAAACCTTTTGTATAAATCCATTCATACCCAGCCATCAAAAACTTAGTCAGGTTGCTGATAAACATTGGGATTCGAGGTTCAATCCAACCAGTCAAGGAATCAGCGAGTTGATTGATTCCCGCATAAAGCATCGGCAAACCTGAAGTACCAATCCATTCAACCGCCTGAGTGATGAGTTGCCCCAACGCCTCCAAGACTTTCGGTGCTGCCTCTTTGATGCTAGTGACGATCAAATCAAACCCGCCAGAAACCCCACCCTCTTCTAAAGCGGTACCAAAGTTTCGGAATGCTGGAACAACCGAATCATTCAAAAACCCGACAGCAGCACCCAAGGCTGGAAGCAACGCAATTCCAACAGCTGTGGACAAATCCTTAAAATCGTTCTGTAGAGCTTGTAGTTGACCTTCTGGTGTGTCTCGAAGACTTTCGTTGAACCCCTCATAGGTAGACCCCAAGACTGCAACCAAAGCAGCAGCTCGTTCGCTTTCAGTACCAGATTTGATTGTTTTCTTTGTTGCATCATCAAGCACGAAACCAGTCTTGGTTAGTGAAGCAAAGTTCCCCTGTAGTGCTTGAGCTAGTCCGTTGGTGGATGATTTGAAATCGTCCGCTGTGGCACTAGCACCCTTTTCTGCTGTTACATAATCAAGAATTGCGGGGGTCAGCGTTTTGATTGTGTCAACTGAAAGGTCAAAGGTTGCCAACTGTGCTTGGACGACTGAGGTGGTACCTGCCGAAACAACACCAAGATTCTGTAGTGCTTGTGCTTGTTTGTTTAGAGAATCGATTTGCTCATCTGATGCACCTGTGGTGGTTTTTAAGATTTGTCGGAGCCTGTTTTGCTCTGCCTCTGATTCGATAGCAGCCTCAACCGATTTATATAAGGCAGCACTAACGGCAGCGAACGCTGCGGTTCCTGCGACAGCAACCGCTTTGAAAGACGGCATGACGCTCTTGAACTTGGAACCAAGGTTCGTGTCAACCTGTTTCCCTAAAGTGCCTAGGTCATCACCGACCTTCTTAATGCCTTTGGTCGCACCGAGGATGTCGGAAATAAACTTAACAACGAACGTGCGCTCACCAGCCATGCGACGATTCTACTCAATAACAGACAACCCATTCCGCAAAGCAACAAACTCGTCAAGCATCGCAGAATACAAAGCCCGCCCCGACAGGCCATCCCAACGAGAAATATCTACAGGTTCATTCCACCAAGCCTCAGACAATATCTCTGCACCAGCACGACGCTGACGAGGTTGACGCACCTGCTTCGAGCGAGGCGACACAGGATTGATGACAGGTTCAACATCCAACCTGAATGATGAATCCAACAGCGCACCATGACCCTCATGGAACTCAAACGGCTGATCCGGTGCATGCTGGGGCAGATAGAAAATACGAGCAGGGTCTTTGGTTGCCTCATCACCACGCAGATTGATCCGCTCATGCAACTCCTGCCAAATCACCCGCCACAAAGACGCAGGCACCTTCTCCGCTAACGGCAAAACAAGGTGATAGTGAGGATCATCCAACCGATGGGAATAAGTCGAATACGCAAACCATTCCAACCCATCCAACCGTGCCTCATCAAAGGCTTCACCGTCCATGTCCACCACAAGGGCTTCCACAAACCTGACGTTACGGTTACCACGAGTCGTACCCTGGTCATACTCAACCGGAGACCACAACGCACCCGCAGCCTTGACAGCGTTCTCCTCATGGAACGACAACAGCTCTTTGAGTTGTTCCCAAGACGAAGCGAACCGCTTCGGATAAATAGACTTCACATCCTTAAACAGAACTGCCATAACCCCTCCTACCTACAGGGTACAGGAAATCAAGTCAAAGTCAAGCAGTATCTTTCAGAGTGTTTAGAACTTTCTGGATTGCATCCAAATACTCCCTAGCGATATTCTCTTTTTCCTTACGGACAGCAGGCCAAAAGAAATAACCAGACCTGTAACGATGCCTCAAGAATTGCCTTGTTGTTGGTCTAGCCCCACCACCAAACTCGGCACCAAAGAACACGTCGCCTCTGGTCACGGGTTTCTTGCGGTTCTTGCTCGGGTTGGACTTAGAAATGAATGGCGATTTATGGCTAAGAGAAGCCGTAGGGATACGGTCAGACCTTGCCTTCATTCCTCTCATCACCTGAATCGCTTGACGAGAACGAGTCACAGTCGCAGCTTCAGCCTTGGCCTTGATGATTATATTCGCTGCCACCTGGCGGGATGCCTTGCGCATCTCTTTATCAAAGTTTTCATTCGCTTTTGAAGCCTCACGCAAGAACTTTGCAATACCAACAATCTCAATGGCATCGTTGCCACCTGTGATTGTTACTTGTCCTGCTCTACCTATTGCCTGCGCCATAACAACAGACTACCTGTTCAGATGAATTGCTCTCCAACGCAAATAAGCAAACATCGTAAAAATCATTCGAGGTGATTCTGTCAGCAAAATTGAAGGGGCGATACCTGTCTCAACAGACAGGTAAGCAATCATCCAATGGGCTGACTGATCTCCAAAGGGACGATCACAGCTTGGTCAGCATCACCAATCGATAAAGACTCAACGTCGTTAATCCAAGAATCAAAATCCAAGCCCGTCTTCTTCTGACGATACTCAGAATGCCAACCAATAAAAGCCAAGTCTGTAAGCGTTAGTTCTGCTTCAAACTTTGCGACACTTCGGTTGAACTTGTTTTCAAAAGCGATGAAGTCGGGAAACGCAGCAACAACCGTGCGAGTCTTCTGATCCAACGCCGATGTGACCTCTAGTGCTATCTTCATTTTTCCTCCGCAGGGTTAAGGGTTACTTAGAAAAGATTATGCGCCAGAACCAGTCTTGGTTACGTTGCCGTCAATAGGGTAAGTGATTGACGCTGTGGCGATGTCGCCTACAGCACCGTTCACGCTTTGCCAAGTCAACGGCAGAACGTTGAACGCATACTGCGGATTGGTGCTTGAAGCGGAAGCAGTTCCGTTTGGCTTAACCGTCATAGGTACAGCAGTACCCGCAGCCCAAGCGTCATAGAACAACTTCTCAATCGTTGGGTAATCCTGATGCAACTCAAGAGTGATCGAGTTGTCTGCAAGACCTGCGATGCGAGTAACCGCACCACCCGAACCGAAACTAGTTGTAGCAACTTCAGCCTTGGTCAAATCCAATGTAATTGAAGCTACATAATTTGAAATGTCTGTTGAAGCTGTGCCGAAGGTGACCGCTACGTTTGTGAGAACTTGCTTTGCCATGTTTGATACTCCTGCCTTCCGGCACTCGAAGAATTACTAATGAAACTATACACGCCAGCAGGACGACGAATCAACAGACTAAGCGTACACCACCACACGGAAGTCAACCATCAGATACGTTGCATCGTTGCCATCCATCGTGGAGATATTCGAAGCAGACTCAACCAGCAAGTTCTGAACAACCCCACCCAAAGACCTGTCAGCCTCCAACGCTGCACGAACCGAAGTCGTACCCTCATAAGACAAAAAGCCATCCAAAGCCCTCTGAGCTGTGCGTTCCGCTGACCTACCCACAACTACAGACACCACGAAGATATGGGTCACTAGCCCTCCACGCATCGCCCCGTTGTAGGTGATTGAATCCAACATAGGCCAAGCGAAAGGAGCGTTCAGGTTGTCTGGTTGCTGGGCATAAGCCCGTAAGCCTGGGATCGTGGCAAGCGCGTTAGAGATACCAGTCTTAATGTCGGTGACTGAATAACTCATGCAAAAATCCGCATACGACGATAAGGCTCGACTAGTTGAGCCATATCAGGGTCAAGGAATCGAGACACACGAATCGCGCCCAAGTCACCGAACCCAGCCACACCAAGAGGCGAGTCGTAGCGTTTGAAGATGCGTGAAGCCTGAATGATTGTCGCCTGCGTTATCGGCTCCGGCACAGAAGGCCAACCGAACACAGCAGTCACTTGAACCAAAGCCTGCTCACCATAGTTAGCATTCACCGTTGGGAACAGGTAATCGCCAACAGCACGAATCTTGTCGTAGCTCCACTCCAAGCCATCAAGGTTTCCGTTCAACGGTTCTAACTGATAATCAGAAGGAGACCAAGTGATGTCAAAAGTTCCGTCAGCCTGCGACGAAGTTTTCAATGTGATAGCAGTCCCAGCGATGTCATCAATGGAACAGTAGAAAGAATCCTCAGCCTGATACACACGCGCTGCCGTACCACTCTGCCAGAACTTGCGATTGCAATAACCATCAATCAGACGTGAAGCAGCCCCAACACAGTTATCAATCAAGTCGTCATCAAGGGTGTCAGCGGTACCGATGCGGAGAGCTGCTTTGACCTGGTTGCGTGTGGCGTAGCCATTGGTGATCGTCATGGTGTCCCGATTCTAGTTGATTGACGCAGCACCACGATATGGAACACCCTCAAGGGAATAGTTCACAAACGGGTTCAACGAATACACCTGACATGAATACACATCCCACAGGCGTTGCTTCATCGCTCGAAGGTGCATCTCATACAAAGCCCAATGCGAATCACCTGGCACATAACCGTCAACCCTGTCACGCCCACCCAACGAACCACAGTCAGCCCCAACAAGGACAATGAACTTCGCGCCCATGTGCGCTGCCAAGTGCATCGCCCCATGAATGCTCGAAGACCCGATAGTCAACTGCCCTGACAACATAGGCCAATCTTTGTCATGTGGGTCGAAGGATGTTCCTGGTCTGCCGGTGCGTGTACCGAACGTGGTGATGTTCGGCATAAACCCATTGAACAAACCATCAGTACCATGCTCCTTCTCAGGGGTAAAGACACCAATGCACTCATCCTGCATGGCTTCATGCTTTGAATCTTCGTGATAATGACTGAAGCAGTAGTAACCCTTCAAGCCAAATACTGAGCCAACGAAGTTGACTGCGATGGTGAGTTTGTCATCAAAGAAGTCTGGTGTCAGATAGTCGAGTGTTGCGCCTGAGCCGAGAACATAGATTGTCTCGCCTTCGTGCAGATTCTCGTAATCATCTATTGGGTCGTGCTGTTCTTTCAATCCCATCCCAATTCCCTTCTTCGTGTTAAATCCCAATGACCCGCATCGGGAAGACCTGATTGCCATCGCATCGCATGAAGCGCACCATTGGCAGCAAAACTTTTGGCATTTTTTTCTTGTAACTCTGGTGCTGATAAAAGCGTAGATGAGTTGTCGTGAATTATCCCAGCGTCAGAAGTCCAGAACTGCACGTTGAGCCGTTGCGCACGTTCCTGAAAATCGTTGTCCTCGAAGTAGGCGGGAACATAACATTCCGAAAACAATCCAACCTTGGCAATCACCTCAGACCCAATCCACGCACAAGACCAACCAGGCTGAGCCTCAGTCAATGTCACCGAATCAGGTTTGCAATCCTTGTAGAAAACTTCTAACTGTCCAGGCTCAAAGAACGCATCAGAGTTCAAGATGATCCAGCCGTCAGCGTGAGGTGTTGCTTTGATGCCGAGGTTCCATGATGGGGCGACACCAAGGTTCGTAGGCATTGACCAGACGTGATAGTTCTTGACGTGACGACGATCAATCACCCAAGGCCAATCATGCAACGTGGACTTACCACCGTTGTCAATGACGATGAGTGTTTCAACCGGATAGTCGATTGACCGCAAGCAGCGTTCTAGTAGGTCATACCTGTTTAGGACGGGGACGATGATGACTGGCACCATTCCGACAACTCCTTCATGATTGGTTTCCAATGGCTCTCAAATACGGCATCAGCTTCATATTGGCTGGCAAAGGCCACAGCCTCATCTGACACGCCTCTAGGGGCTTCGTAGGCCTCAATCAGAGCCTCCACGATGGATGGCACCTGTGGGGTGCAGAACCACGACTTCTGATGGCTATCCCAGAACGGCTGAATTGCCACAGCTGACCCAACCCCAACCAACTCAGGCTGAGCCGTGTAGTCGGAAACGATGACCCGTGTACCGCAAGCCTGAGCCTCGATAACAGGGATACCGAAACCTTCACCCATCGAGCAAGCCAACAGCACATCCGAAGCGGTGTACAACGCTGCTAACGCTTGCTGAGGGAAACCAGTCCGATACGCATACGGGTCAACAATCTTGTATTGCTCAGGCTTCACACCACACGCATCCAGCAGATGTACAAGGTTGATACCACCCATCGCACCATCACGTTCCGTGTGGAGATACAGCAAAGCATCAGGACGGTCTTGAGCGAAGATAGCGAAAGCCAGAATGTTCTCACCGAAAGATTTGCGTGAAGGGTTCTGACCTTTGTTCGCAGCGTTCATCATCACAACAAACCTGTCCTCATCCACCTCCATCAACTGTCTGCCGGTGAACTCCCCACGAGTATTCGACAACTTGTGTGTAGGAACAAACACCTTCTCAAACGCATGAGGCGCATACATCGCATCAATACCCGCGTTCTGCAACATGTCCAAACCAAACTTAGACATCGCAATCGGTTTCACATTAGGACGCTTACACCAACCCACAACTTCTGGCGGGCAAGGCGCATGATCAATCGGAACCCATGAAGCGATATTAGGAACCTGCTCCAACGACGGAGACTTCAAGACCCACACATCAAACAACGTCATCAACATCGCAGGAATCTCACGATTGCCATTCGCCCAATCCATCCAATGCGCAACAAGCACATCATCGGAATATGGTGACATCCCTCGTGGATAAAGTTTTATGCCATTCCACATCGAAGCCATACCCTCGATGCCGTACATCGCATGGATTGCTACTTCGTGTTTTTTGGTGAGCCTTTGGACGACTTGCGCTGTTTGGGTTCCGTACCCTGTTGGGGCGAACGGGGCGTTCGAGTACCAGAGGATTCGTAACGATTCGGCATTGGTAAATCTGCCAGCTCTGGCAAGTGCGCTATTCCCCTGTGGAGCAATATCTCTGCTTCCAGGTCTGGTAACTCGACCGGAGTGTTTTTGATTATTACGAGCATTACCCACCATTCTCTCCTTCGCAGGTCGCAGGGAATAAAAAGAAATGAGGGTAGGTCGCCCTGCGTGTTCGACCTACCCTCAAACTTACACCGATATTGCTATCGGTTGCACTACCTCAAACCAATTATGGCTGGAGGAGGTGCTTGATGTGTGATGTCTGTGGCAGATCGCCGTCAGCGCGGAATGTTGCGCGGAAGGTGACGAGGCCTTGATTGAAGGCGAAGTCATCTGAACGATCCAAACGAAGTCCACCAACCGTGCGCACGAAGTACGAAGGTAGGTGACCAACGATGACAGACTTGGTTCCGCTTGCTACGTCAACCATTGAAGGGTTCTCGTAGATTGGCTTACCAAGCAACATGTCTGGGCTGTCCATTGAAAGGGCAGGCTGGAAAACATAATTTCCGGCGGTGTCCTTCAACTTGCGAACCTGACCAACGGACTTACCGTTCATCATCCAACCAACACCTGGAAGGTTGCGAGCTGCACCATCCAAGGAGTAGAGGAGGTCAATGAGGTTGTCTGCGGTGAATGCGGTAGCTGTGCCAGCCGTTCCGCCCACACTCGATGCCGTCACGATTCCGTTTGCTGTGTCAGTTCCCGAACCAACAGTCAACGCTGAACCAACAGCGTAACCGAGTGCGTTACCAACCTGATCTGCCAAGAATGACAGCATGTCCACGCCTGAGTCTTCAAGCAGTTCAGTTGATACTTGGGTGAGGAAGCTGTACTTGAACGCGCTCAAAGTGATGAACGAGTTAAATACTGGATCGGATTCACCGATTGCTGAACCTTCGCCAGTAACAGTTCCAACCGAGTACGTTGACAACGATGGGATTTGGAGGTTCTCTCCACCAGCGGTGTTCAACACAGTTGAAGTCTGCAATACAGGTGCGATCAAACGCGCACGCATGATGACCTGATCGTAGAACGAAGTTGGCACAGGCGAACCGGTGCTTGACTTCAAGATGTCACGCTTTTCAAACGTGTGGTTACGCTTCTCACCTGTGAACAATGAACGCAGTTGCGCTACATCGTCGCTTACTGGTGCGCCTGCAATAGGACGAACCTGATCGGCAATTTCACGGGTTGCTGAGTCCATGCGCAATTCACGAGCTTCGTCTTCACGAAGTTTCGCGATGGTCTGCGCACGCTCATCCAATTCCTTCGAGATTCGCTCGTAGGTTTGGGTTTCTTCTGCTGTGAGGTCACGCTTCTCTGCGGTGGCTGCATCCAAGATTGACTTGGCTTCATTCCATGCACGATTGCGAATCTCAACCTGACGGTCAATATATTCTTTCATGATGTTTTCCTTCTCCCCGTAGGGATGATGTTGATGTTTGGATACGCAGGAGATTTAACTCAAATCTGGTACGGCTCCGTACACAGCAACATCGAAGGAGGCTCCTCGCATTCGACGCAGTAACGAAAAGATTACTAGAAGTTCTTCAGCAATTCAAGATGCTTCGCCAACACACCAACGCTCGCAGGAGCAGACTGTGGTGTTGGTTCAAGTTTCGCAACTGTTTCACGCAACAACGCAGCATGATCAGGTGCCAAGGTTTGACCTGATTCCAACGCTGTTATCGCAACCGCAAGCTGATCGGCATCGATACCGGTGCGAGTAGCAAGCGCATCAAACGAACGAACCGAAGCCGATGTCGCTGCATACGCTGGGAAACCAGTAACCACCGAAACTTCATAGAGTTTGATTTGACGCAACTCACGGGTCATACCGTCATCAGACCAACGGTCACCACCTTGAGGAACCGTGAAACCGAACGACATCGAGTCAACGTCTTTGCGTTGCATCAAAACCGACAGGTCACGACCAACGGTTGTGTCAGGCAAATCGGCCTCAACAAACAAACCTTTAGAATCCTCAACCAAACGCATCGTCTTAGCCCTAGTGGTAGCCAACAGCATTGACGAATCATGGTTCATGTACATACGGATATTGTTCCGTGACTTCAACGACTTAGCGAACGCGCCAGGCATAATGCGCTCGATGAACGGGAGTGGCTCAGAGTCAGAGTTGAATACTGCTGCATAACCACTAAAGGTCATGCCGTTGCCCTCTACGGCTGCACGAAGTTCAAAGTCATTGAATGTTATGCGACGTGTCTCAACCTGTTCAGCCATACCTGAAACATTAGCAACAAAACCACCAAGCGATCTAGAAGACTTCGGATGTTCCTTCGGAAGAAGATCATTGTCACCAACATACTTGTCATTCTCAGGTCTGCCGTTACGCAACAAATACAGGAACGCATTGACTCGCGCATAAGCCCATTGGTCACGAGTCATGCCTGGACGATGCGAAACGGAATACGCTCCAGCACCACGACGGAACACAGCCCGCAACATCCCAATCGTTGCACGCTGACCAGGGTTGTCACCAACCTTGTCATTATGTTCCTCAACCTTGTTCGCCAAGCCTGTCTCAATCGCCTCAGACAACTCAATCGTCCCAGCACCAGCAGGAGAATCAGCCGAGCCAGGAGCGTTCTTATCTGACCCTACGATTTGATCCTTCTTCGGTGCCGGAGCGTCAGCTCGCTCATCCTTGATCTGTTCGGATTTACGCGCAAACCAATCCATCGCAGGTTCAGGATTCAACGGGTTAATCCCCCAAAGATAGAAGGCCACAGCACCAGCACCAGGGAACTCCTTGTCATCAGCGTTCGAGTTCTTTGCAGCATCCAAATCAACCATGTGACGTGCAGCCCAAGCGTTCGCACGAATCACCTTGTCTTCTGTGATCCGACCAGCAACCATCTCACGAGCCTCACGAACAGTCGAGGCAACAATTCCCGCACCCGCCAACTTCTTACCGTAATAGTCCAAACCTTTACGCGCAGCCGATTTGATGTACTCAGGCAAGTCAAGATTGACCTCACGAATATCGACACCGATTTCCTGCTCATCTTCAACCTCAACATCGGTGGACTGCCAAGCGTTGCAATAGAACGCACCATCAACAAAGTCATCCCACTTTTCACACCACGCTTTAGTCCCATCATCGTTCTGGCGTGACTCATCGTAAAACACACAGTTCCCACACGCACGACCTTCAGGCACATCCTCAGCCAACGCTGGACGATAGTTATCCGGCAAAGCCCGCTCACCACCAGGTTCCATCTCCTCAGCAATCGACACAGCGACCATCTGGTCAATCGCATCCTGCTTCGTCATGTGACAACCAATGACTTCGCCATCTTCCTTTTCTACAGCCCAACCAGCACAATCAGGGTTTGATTCAGAAATAAAATATGGCATTACAGAACCGCCCTAAATACACGGCATTCAACATTTGAAGTGTTTGCACAAGCCCACAACATATCGCCAGCAGCAATAAAGATTTCCACAGTTTCAGTCTCGTTAATATGTAAACCAGTAGAAACACTTACAGCAGAACCACCAATATAAATATCATGATTGTTTGCGTGTTCGTGATTGTGAACCAAAACCCTCATCGGGTTAAACGTCGCATGAGCAATCAGCGAAGCAGCCGTTCCCAATGAAAATGCTTGAACATCAAACGCCATGTCACCTCATACCAAAAGCAGTAGTTCTGCTTCGTCTTCTAGTATTGACCATGTTACTTCAGCAACAGCACTAGACGATAAGGAACCAACTGATGCTCCTACGCCGAACACTTGGAGAGGAACCCGCAAAGGTTCAACCACAACCTCCACAACCTCTTCAACACGCTCAACCTTTGGACGACGATACCAAGGATTCCCACCTGGATACTGAGGAGGTGGAGGACTTGGTGCCGGATCAACCGTTGCCTGCGCCGAAGAAGTCAACCCGCCAAGCAAAGCCGAAGCAGTAACCGAACCAGCAACACTCGCAACCGCAGTCGATGACAAGCCACCCAACGACGCTGAAGCAACAGCACTAACCCTGACCTGCGATGTTGCCGAACCAATACCTGCACCCAAAGCAGCGTCAGCTGTAACCGTATGCGAAACCGTTGCATCAGCAGACGCAACAACACCACCAAGCACCGCCTGAGCGGAAACCAGATTCGACACCGACACCGAAGCCGAAGCCTCAACCGCACCCAACACCGCATCAGCCGAAACCACATGCGACACCAACGAAACCGCCCCAGCCGTCAACCCGCCAAGCGGAGCCGAAGCGGTGACAGTTGTTGTGAAGGTGAAGCCGTCTAACTTCGCAATCGAGTCGAGCGTTGACGTGTCAAGTTTGAAGGCGGGACTAAAACCATCTAAACCGAAGTCAGCATCGTTAAGCTGTGACTGGTCAAGAATGAACCGTGCGACGGTCATCTAGAAACCTAGCTTGCGACAGTCAATGAAACAGTCAAACCACCAGACGAAATCGTGTAGGTGTCACCAGCTGTGTAAGCGTTGCCGGTGATCGTTCCAGAGAACAAGAAGTTTCCTGTGGTCAAGTTATCCCAAGCGGTGAAGTGTGTTGCATCCTGTGACCCTGCGATGTTCGTCCACACCACATCAGCATCCGATGCCAAAGCACCAGCCGATGAAGCACCGAAACTCACAGACTTACGAGTTGTCTCAGTCGCAGGATTACTTGTGCCGTTCGCACCAGGGTCGCCAACATGCAACTTCACATACGGGGTAGTGACTGAGAACGAGGTTGCATTACCTAAAGCATCCAACCAAGCGTTCGCCAAATATGCGGAAATACCAGTAGCCATTAGTCCTCAATCCTCTCAATGATATTCAGAATGCGACCATCAGCGTCACGCTCAACCGTGCGAATCGTAGGTTTGTTCTGAGGCAAGTTCACACGAACCACAGTCTCAGGAACATTGATAATCGGCGCAGGAATGTTGATCGCTGGAGGCGTGTAGTTCATAACCGTCTGAGGAAGATTGATGTCCATGTTCTGCGACTTCACCTCATAGGCTGACTGTGGGTCTTCAGGATCAACAGTAGAAATCGGTTGTAACTGAGTTGATGGGAGACCTGTGTGAGCAATCGCAGGAAGATTGAGCGACTTCAAAACATCAGCAGGATTAAAGCCAGCGAGAATTAGACGCTGCGCAATAAGACTCTTTCGGTCTAGTTCAGCCAAGTTCGCAGCATTGATGTCCACGTTCGCCAACGGCACACGGTACGAATCTCCACCATCCACAGGAGGCATGTCCTCTAGACGATGGATGTCGTTGATTGACAAGAAGCCTGACTGGAGTCCTGTTGAGAACGATGTGTACCGTGACGCTTGGTCACCGCGCAACAATCCATCCACATTGAACTTCATGAAGGCACGACCATCAAGCAAACGGGAATACCCTTCCTCAATCTTCTCGATGTAAGGCCTGAGCGTATGGGTCACATACTGGATGCCGTTCTGCTCAACCGAGGCATACGACATCGCACCAGGCGTAGTCACACCAAGCATGCTCGGAGGCACACGGAAGATGCGGGCAATCTCTTCAACAGCGAAACGACGGGACTCTAGGAACTGTGCGGAATCATTGTCAACGGTTGTCTTCGTGAACTTAGCCCCACCGAACAACACACCTGGACGATGCGAACGACGCAAACCCTTATGGCCTTCTTCAAAGCCTGATACCAAATCTTTAGCCTGCTCACGGGTCAGGTTGCCAGGGAACTCGATGATGCCGGAAGCTGATGAGCCTTGACCGAAGAACCGTGCAGCGAACTCCTCCAACGCTTTCGCAAGACCCAAGTTTTCCTTCATGAAGTCAATGCGTGAAATGCCACGCATCTCACCAGGCAAACGAAGCTCGGTGATATGAATCATGTCTTCAGCCGAAATGACGTCACGACTTTCAAACACATAAATCGGACGACGAGTTACACGGTCACGACTGCACTCCACCCTCTGAGGGTTCAACACAACTAGCGCAGCAATCCCCTGATCGTCGCGCACGATACGAGTAAACGAGTTACCGTTCAACATCAACGAAACCAACACCTGCTGGAAATGCTCGATGCGGGTCACACCAGACTCAGGGATGTCCAACCATTGTGGACGAGGACGGAACGGTATACGAGTCCCATCCAAACGAAGGAAGGTGTCAACAGGTAGCGTGGAAATTGAATCCGAAATCATGCGCACACACGCATAGACCGCTTCAATCTTAAGCGAATCTTTTTCCGTGATAACAGTTCCGCTATTTGTGGTGACACTAAATCCGTCACCTAATGCGAACAAAGACTGTGTAGATATTGCTCGGCTTTCGTTGCCATCACCCAACAGTCTTGACAACATCACTTACCTTTCCGACCACGCTCATACGCAGCCGTGAACAATAGAACTGACAGGCCGACAAAAATCAGCCCTAATGGAATTGCTATCAAGAATAGTCCAGATGCGATAAGGACGATGGACAAAAGTTCTAAAAGGAAGATAGGCATGTCTCTAGACTACAAAGAACCCAGGCACAGGTGCTACCTCTTCACGTCGAGTCGCACGATCCACAGCCATAGACAACGCAATCGCAGCGTCAATCTTCCTGCGCGACTTACCCTTAGACAACCGAAGTCCAGCATCAGTCTGACGTGGCACAGCAGACAACACCTGATCCGTGAACATCGGATCGCCATCATGAGCTAACTGCTGATTCACAATGCACTCATACAGCGTTCCGATAGCAGGCACCATACGTTGCGCAGACTGCGGGAACTCCACCATCGGCAAACCATCATCAGCCAACGCCTCAGCCGAACGCTGAAAGAACGCTGGGTCATAAGCAAACTCACGCACATTGAACTCACGATGCAACCCTCGAAGATAATGCT